CACAGTTCGTGTAATCAATCGTCTTTTCTGGATTGTAATAGTGGCTGCCGCAACTGGCATCGCCGGAATGTTTTTTTCTTTGATTTCGACAGCAAATATGTGACTGTCACGTTCGACATGCTGTGTCAGAAACTGGAAGGCGTGTCTGCTTACATCGCACCGTCTCGCGGCTGGTCCGAAGAGATCGAGAAGTATCATGTCGCGGTCGCGGTCGATCAGCCGCTGCCTATGGATAAGGAAGCATTTAAGCTGTTATATCGGGCCGTTGCGCAGCGGTTGGGGCTTGAGGGGCTGTATGATCCTGCGATGGAGAGCTGGACGCAGCAGCTCGCGCCTCACTTCAGGGACGATGCGCCCGAGGGGTATGTGCAAGGGGAGCCTGTGTCATGTGAAGGTGCTCAGAGTGAATACAACGAACCAGAGGGAGGCGCGACGCAGAGCAGCCACATCGCGGGTTCTGTGGACGATGACGCTGTGTTCACCCTGAGCAGTACACAAGAGGAACTGAGTGTGACCGAGATGTTAGAGCACGTCCGCCGCGTTGGCAAGGCTCGCGTGCATTGTGTCGCTGGTCTGTTGCACGATAACCGAGCCGACACTGCGTTCGTCACCGTGACCGAGGATGGTGGGGTCTTGTATCACTGTGCGGGAGGGCGCTGCGGGCATACGCTGATCGTTCCCGAGAACCCGTTTAGCGCTGAGGCGGAGGTGACCGAGGTAGAGACCCGAGAGGAGACCCTGCGTGACGTGATCGAGGCGTCGGACGTGTTTGGGGAGGCGGTAGTCGATCCCAAGGCGACCAAGAACGTCAAGGAGGCCGCTGTGTCTTATGCGCTGGGCGTCCGCGCTGAGCGGCATAAGATGAGCCTCGTCGAGGGCGAGGTGAGGCGTTACAATGGGGTGTATTGGGAGGAAGCGTTCGCGGGGAAGACCGCTGGGCATAACTTCATCCGCGACGCGGTAGTTGAGTGCGGTTTTCCGGTGTTGGCGCACGAGAACGCGTTCACAACGGCTGTGCACGCGTTTTTCATGAAGAATATGTCGCTGCAGACGCTTGAGGTTGCTGGGGACTACCTAAACCTGCGAAATGGGGTGCTGCGGATCGATAGGGACGGCGTCAAGATGCTGCCGCACTCGCCTGACTACCTTTTTACGTCTGTTTTAGATTATGACTACGCGCCGAGGGCGACGTGTCCGACGTGGGAGACGGTGGTTGATCGCGTGATGTGCGAAGACGCTCAGACCGTCTCGGCGTTTCAAGAGGCTATGGGCTACCTTATGCTACGGTCAACTAACTACGAACTCATGATCGGTTTTTGCGGCGAGGGTGCGAACGGAAAGTCAACGATCCTGAAAACGCTGAAAATGCTGGTCGGGCGGTCTGGATATAGCGCGCAGCCGATCAAGGTGCTGGTGAAGGATAGCTCGGAGGGGCAATATGCCCGCGCGGCGTTGGCTGGCAAGCTGATAAACCTGACGAACGAGCTGACGCCTTCATCGCTCGAAGCTGACGCGTTCAAGGATCTGATAAGCGGTGAAGACATCACGGCGCGCGCAATCTATGGTGCGCCTTTTGTACTGGCTACGGTTCCAAAACAGGTCGTTGCGATGAACTCAACGGATGGGCTGGTAAAAGAGCGCACGCATGGGTTCGAGCGGCGCTTGCACTTGATCCCGTTCAACTATCGGCTGCGCGACGAGCACAAAGACGAGCGGTTATTTGAGAAATTGGAGGCCGAGCGCTCCGGAATCTTAAATTGGGTGTTGGAAGGCGCTCGGAGGGTATCCGAAAACGGGCGTTTGGCTACGTCTCCGGCGATGGCGACGCTTTTTGAGTCCGTCAAGCGCGACGCAGACCCAGTGCAGCAGTTCGTTGAGGAGGCCCTCGAGCTTTCAGACGTTGAGGCGCTTGGGTATTCGGACCTGATGGACGGGGTGTCTAGTAGCGCCGCTATCGTGGCCGCGTATCAGGAGTTCTGCGCGGTTAATGGTTACCGTTTTCCGCTTGGGCGGAACAAGTTGCTGACCCGTCTTTTGTCGCTTGGTGTGCCGCAGGTGGATACTGTGCGCCGCGCGCCGGGGCGGCCCGCGAGGCGCGCGAGGGGCTGGGGCGCGCGGATTAGCAGCGAAGATGGCGTTTTTTCGGTCAGTGACCCAGAATAAGTCGGGTCACTAATCAAAAAGTCGGGTCACTTTTTCGTTGATATCATTAGGAAAAATGCCTCTGACCCAGTGACCCGACTTTTTTATACAAAAAAAACATTTCTATACATAAAGAGGTTAATTATGGACTAAGTAAAAAAGAGACGGCTTACAGAAAACTTTTCTCAACACGCAAAAAAGCGGGGTCACTATGAAACACGACAACACACGGACGGCTGTTTTGATGGAAGCGGCGGACCTAATTAACAACTCTCGGGCGGAGGAGTACGGACCGCCGTCGGTTAATTTCTCCAATATTGCGAGGGGATGGGAGGTCATATTGGGCGTAGGCGTTACCGCAGAGCAGGTAAGCCTATGTATGGCGTGGCTCAAGCTCGCTAGGATCGCAGGCGACGGGAAGGCGTCGCGAGACAGTTTTGTTGACGGTGCCGCTTACATGGCTCTTGCGGCTGAGCTATCGCATGATGTAGAGTAGCGGCATGCTCCTCTACCTCAACAACTTCGCCCTCACTCTTACAAGTGAGGGCGTTTTTTATGTCGTTTGAGCTTCAGATTGATGGAGCCGAGGCGGACGCTGAGACCGTTGAGCTTTTAATTGATATCGTTCTGATGGCCCTGAGTTTCGCGCCTTTCGAGTATAGCGAGCCAGATGCTGGCGTAGCGTTGTGTCAAGTTCTCGCGATGCTGTTAGGCGAAGAAGAAACGATGCACTAAGCCCAGCCTAAAGCTTCGCCAATGGTCCGCCCATACTCTGCGCGGTAATCAAGCGCGATTTCTCTTAGCAGCTCGGAAAGTATCGTGGCGCACTCGTCGCGGCACTCTGTATCAAGGGCGGCGTGCACGGCGCGATAAGCCGCGAGGGTTTGGTTGTTTGTCATTGGTCCGCCTCCGTGTAGTCTAGCCCAAATTCTGCAAAGCTCTCGCGCTGATGCTCCGCAGGTTCTGCGCGGAAATTGTGCTGCAGCTTATAAAGAGCCGAGCGCAGGCTGGCTAAATCAGAAAGGCGCACGTCTAGCGTCTCCAAGGAGTAATCAAGCGTTTCGTCTATTGCCTCAACCGCTCGATTCACGGCGCGGATTTGCGCGGCGCTCATTCCTCGCAAGCCTGCGCGCACACGCACAAGGTGGTCGAAGTTCTCGCGGATGTATGCTTCTCTGTGGTCCATGTTTTTTATCCTTTAGTTGAGTATGAGGGGAAGAAAGAGTGCGGCGCTTATCAGCGCGCCCATAAGCGCGCCAACAGCTAGGTTCTTGAGTGTTTGGCGCACTTCGCGCTGGGCTCTGCGCGTCAGCATGCCGCCACCACAAAACCGCTAGCGATACCCGCGCGGATTTGCTCAGCACGCGGCGCGGCGTCGCGCGTTGTGTCAAACTTAAAACGCAGGCCACAAACTACGCCGCGAGGGTCTAGAAAGCGTGCATCGTGTTCATCAGCGTCGTGTACGCGCAGCACGCGACCGCCAAGCGTCACGGTCGCGGGTAACGGCTTGTTACGTCTTGTGTCAAACACAACAGCGACGTTCTGCCCGCGATCAAACGCCGCGAGCGCTGCGATATCATCGCCTAGATATGAGAACGTGAGATTATAGTTAGCAGGCGCGCGGCGGTTACTATGCTTTGTGTAGTCGTAGGCGGTTGCGCCTAGCGCGTCGATATAATCAGCAACGCTTTGACCGTCGCTAAAGCGTACCGCTTCCCAACGTATGTCACTCGTGCCGTTCAAGCGGAACGCGCAATCCATATTTGCGCGCTGCGCTTTCTTTACAGCGCTGGTGATCTCTATCTTAAGCAACGCCAAGAACAAGTGACGCGCGCGAAAGAAAGCTTGCGTGCGTGCGATACGAGCGGCGCGCTTTGCATCACCCGCGGCAGGATTCCCGGCTTTGTCTAAGCAAGGCGCAATGCATGCCTCTTTAGCGCTCGCGCACGTATTAAATCCGCTCAGGCTGTGTGGCGCGAGGTGCATAACAAATGTCATAACGCCAGCGCGCTTTGCGCTTTTAAAAATCTTAGGGTTTTGCATGGGCGGCGTGAGCAGCGACGTGAACGAATAACCAAGCGCAGCGAGCGCGTCTTTAGTGGCGGTTTTGGTGGCGGGTGTGGGGACTGAATGTTTCAACTTAGTATCCTTCCGGAGTGTGGTGGGCTTCATTGCCCTTGCGACATGTATAGGGCCAGTGGTCTCTATTGGTCAACAACTAATTTACGGCAAACGAAAGAAAAGTGACAAAGCGAACGCACGCCGCTGCACAGGCGCGTGCGCGCGTGCCACATCTGTGCGTAAATGTATAGGTGGCTCGTGTATGTGCGCACAGATCAGCACCACTTCGCCCGGCGCGATAAGACCAGCTCAGAACTCGATTTAAGACCAGACGCTGTAAGCTGTTGATAACACTACACATTAACTGTAGGTTGTGTGCCTACTCGCCTTATTGGTGTTAACATAATGCGCATTATGCGTTCCAACACGCGATCCCCGGCGATCTGGCGCGGTGCTGGCGCGAGACCCCCCCCACGCCCCGGTCGGCGGCGGGGGTGTATATGTATATGAAAACGCACACACGGCTTTGGAAATTGACCCCCCACCCCCGCCCTTGCTAAAAAACGCCACCTACCATAAAATTTTAAAAAATTCTGGGAGTTGAGAATGGCTGGCAAGGCACTGAGGAAACGCATTTTGACTGACGTCGCCAACAACGGCGGTGCGGACTGGCTATACGACCAGATCGCAAGCGGTGTGACGGTGGCGGAGATAGCCCGGCAGTACGGCTGCACGCGCAGCTACGTTAGTCGTGCGATAAACAGTAATCCGGAGTACAAGGCGGCCCTAGAGGGTGCGCGCGAGGAGGCGGCTGACGCGCTGGTTGAGCAGGGCTTAGAGATGGTGGACGAGCTTAGCGGCGACAGCAGCAGCAACGAGATAGCAGCCACGCGCGAGAAGGTGAACTTTCGTAAGTTTATGGCGGGCAGCATGAACCAGAACAAGTATGGCACGCGGCCACAGAGCAACGTGACGATCAGCATTGGGGACATGCACTTGGATGCGTTGCGTAAGGTTAATAGCGAGCTGGCCGCGATTGACGCGGATGACCGGGTGGTCGAGGCTACATATGAGGATATCAGCGATGAGTAACCCGCTAGAGGAGTTTGTGCGCGAGTACCGCGACGACCCTGTGAAGTTTGTTAAGGAGGTGCTGGGCGCGACCCCGCTACCGTATCAGGCGGAGTTCTTGCAGGCTATTGCTGATGGGGAGCGTAAGATGAGCGTGCGCAGCGGCCACGGCACGGGCAAGTCCACGTCGGCCTCGTGGGCGATGCTGTGGTACGTGTTGCTGCGGTTCCCGAATAAGGTTGTCGTGACGGCCCCGACGAGCGGGCAGCTATTTGACGCGCTGTTTGCGGAGTTGAAGCGGTGGATCAACGAGCTGCCGGAGCAGTTGAAGCCCATGCTGATTGTGAAGTCTGACCGCGTTGAGCTGGCGGCTGCGCCGTCTGAGGCGTTTATCTCGGCCAGAACGAGCCGCGCGGAGACGCCGGAAGCCCTCGCGGGTGTTCATAGTGAGAACGTGTTGCTGGTGGTGGACGAGGCGTCTGGTGTGCCTGAGAAGGTGTTTGAGGCTGCGGCGGGTAGTATGTCGGGCCACGCGGCCACGACGATCCTGCTGAGCAACCCCACGAGGTCGAGCGGGACGTTCTTCGAGAGCCAGACGCGGCTGTCGGGCAGCTACTGGACGCGGCGCTGGAGCTGCGT